ACGCATGTGCGTTGATAGTAATTACGCCAGCGACCACGTTTACGCCTACACAAAGCCACGGCAGCCGCGCTGCATTGCGATACGCGGCATGGGCGGCCTTGGCAAAGCGCCGATTGCCGCATTGACGTTAAGCAAAAGCAACAGGTGCCTGATTGCATCGTTAGGCGTGGACACGCTGAAGGAAGAGATCATGAACAGGCTAAACGTGACGGCTGTAGGGCCCGGCTTTTGCCACTTTCCGCGCAGCGACATTTGGGATGAAGAGCTGCGTGCGCATGAGCCTGTAAACGGCTATGACATTGCCTACTTTGAGGGGCTGCGCGCCGAGCAGCGCATAATGAAGCCAAAGCACGGCTTCAAAACATACGTGTGGGTGAAGCGGCTGAGCCAACGCAATGAAAGCTGGGACGACTTCGTTTACGCGCTGGCCGCGCTGCAGCTGCCGCACACAGGCATAAAGCTTGAAACGATGGAGCGCGACGTGTTCACGCAACTTAAAAGCAGCGGCAGTGCAAATCTTGGCGCACGGCCAGCGGCAGGCGTTTACATTAGCGGCGGCGCGCCTGCGCCTGCACAGGCTGCTGGCTTCGTCGCACGTTCAGCGTTTGGCGCGGTCAACCGGGGAGTCGATTAGCCTGCTGCTGTTTTGCCCATTCGCACAGCACGTTGGCTGCAATGCGTGTGCGATAGATCTCCGTTTCGTTTTCAACTCGCACAAGTTCCTGCAGCACGTTGCGCGGCAAAATGCAGTGCAGTTGATAGCTGCCTAAGACTGGCCGACCGCGAACTTGGATGCCCTTACGCGGCGCTGGTTGTTTGTAATCCGCCACGCTCAAAAGCAATAGCACGTCCGATTTTGGCAGCAAGCAATTTCCGTTAATAAAACTGCCATTTAAGTGCGAGCCATTGACAGGTTGCGCCAATGCCGCGCACACTGCGCCGTGAATGCCTGAAGCAGCTGTAGCGCCGAGAGATGTAGGAATAGCAGGCCAGCCGCCAGCGCCATTTGCAACGTGGTGCGACTGGGCACGTGATGGCCTAGCGAAAGCGCTCGAAGGCATGAAAGCCGCAGGCGGCGGCGTTACTGAGTATCACATTGGCTCGCGCGGCCTGCGCCGCGAAGGCAGCAAATCGCAAGTCGACAATGTGGCTTACTGGAATGACATGGTCGTTTTTTACTGTGGCGACACAGGCTTGCCGAGCACGATAACAGGCCGCGACACTGCGTGTCGCATAGTTCCGCGCGACTTATGACAGCGACGCAGCTTAGAAACGGCCAGCACACAAACGGCAACGGCAAACTGCCGCGCGGCGTGCTGTTGGACGTAACTGGCGAGCCACTTAGCGGCCTAACGCGGATTGATCCGCAGGCAATCGTGTTTGGCGGCGGCACGACCGGTTACGGCCAGTATGGCGCAAACGTGCAAAAGAATTCGCTGCTTGGCTGGCTATGGCGCGGCAGCGATGCGGACGGCGACATTGGCCTAAATGTGCAAATTTTGCGCGAACGCTCGCGCGATGCCTTTATGGGCATACCACTGGCGTCGGCTGCCGTGGAGACCTTCGACACGAATGTAATTGGCGAAGGACTTGTGCCTGCGCCAAACGTGGACGGCCGCGCGCTTGGCATGACGCCGGAAGACACGGCCAAGCTTAACGACGAGCTGGCGGAAAAATTCGATTGGTGGGCATGCGATCCGCGCGAGTGCGATTACGAAGCGCGCGACAGTTTTTACATAAAGCAGTCCACGGCCTTCCAAAGCATGCTGTTAAGCGGCGATTGCCCCGTGCTGTTTCCGTTAAAGCCACGGCCAAACACGCTATTTGATTTCAGGCTGCGTGTGCTGGAAGCGGATCGCATAATGAACCCGCCAGTCATTGATCCGTATGTCAACATCTTTAGCGGCGTGGAACTGTCGGATGATGGCGAGCTGCAGGCGTATCACATTGCCAAGCGGCATCCGCTGGCGTTTTGGTCAACGCGCTATTTGAACTTGCCACTGCTAACGGGGCAAACAGTGCGCGTGGAGCCGTTTGGCGCGCTTACAGGCAGGCGCAACATGATACTGCTTATCAAGCCCGAGCGGCCTGAGCAACGGCGTGGCGTGCCAATTTTAAGCGTGTGCTTGGAGTTGCTAAAACAGATGGGGCGTTACACGGATGCCACTGTTGTTGCGGCAGTAATCCAGAGCTATTTCACGGCGTTTATTACGCAGGAGTTCCCCGATCCAACAATTTTTGAATCACTGCTTACGGATGATCAAAAGCAGCAAATTTTGGACATCAATCCATACAACGTGCAACTAGGGCCCGGCGTTGTGAACTTTATGCGCCCCGGCTCGAGCGTGAATTTTTCCACGCCAACACAGCCGCACAGCACGTTTGGCGAGTTCTCGATATCGGTTGCCAAGTTTGTCGGTGCGGCGCTCGGCATGCCTTACGAAGTTTTGTTGAAGCAGTTCAACGCGAGCTATTCGGCAAGCCGCGCGGCACTGTTGGATTTTTGGCGGCGTGTCCGGAAGTACCGCAGCCAAGTAATCGACCAGTTTTGCCAGCCAGTTTATGAGGAATGGCTGGTGGACGCCGTAACACTGAACCGCATCGACGGCTTTAAGGGCGACGTGAATGATCCATACACGCGCCGGGCGCTGTGCCGCTGTAATTGGTCAGGCAGCAGTGCTGGCTCACTTGATCCGTTAAAGGAAGTGGCCGCAGCTGAGGCCAAGGTCAACGCTGGCTTTTCAACCATCGAGCGCGAGTGCGTTGAGCTTAACGGCAGCAACTGGCGCGACAATTTGGACGAGCAGGCCACGGAGCGCGATGCCTACCACGATGTCGACTTAACCTTCCCGCCTGAACGCGCGGGAGCCACTTTAGGCGCTGGCGGTAAAGTGCTGCCAACACCGCCGGAGCCGAAAGCGGGCGGCCAAACACCCAAGGGCGCAGGCCAGCCAGCTGCACGCACAGCCTTCATTTACAGCCGCGTGCGCTCGCGGCGCGTTTACGACCAAACACTGCTTGGCGCAGGAGCACACACGCGATGAAAGAGATCATGCCGTTTTACAAATTCAAGGCTGAGGCTGGCGACGAACCAGCATCGGCAGAGCTGCTGATTTTCGATGTAATTGGCAACTGGGAAGAGCTTGGCGAAGTTGGCGCAAAGGCGTTTGCCAAGGATTTGGGCGCGCTGCCAAAATCAATTAAGCGGCTGGACATCCACATCAACAGTCCCGGCGGCAGCGTAAGTGAGGCAATGGCAATTTACTCGCGGCTGGCCGATCACCAAAGCAACAAAAACGTTTACGTGGACGGCATTGCAGCCAGCGCGGCCACGTTAGTTGCAATGGTGGGGCACAAAATTTACGTGCGCGCCAACGCGACCATGATGATCCACCTGCCAATGGCCTTGGCAATAGGCAACGCGGACGAGATGCGCAAAACAATTTCGGCGCTCGATAGCATCACGGAATCGATGCTCAACTTGTATTCCAAGCGCAGTGGCGGCGAACGTGACGCGATCCGCGCGCTTATGGCAGGCGAGACGTGGATGAGCGCGCAAGTGGCTGTAGAAAAAGGTTTCGCAGATGAAGTGCGCGGCGTAGTAAAGGCCGCAGCAATAGTTGGCGACAAACACGTCATGTTTAACGGCCTGACGTTTGATCTGTCGCGCTTTAACAACGTCCCGGCGTTTAACGCCACCACAACTGAGGAGCATAAAATGGAAACACCACCCAAAGCACAAACGCAGGAACCACCCAAGCCCGCCGAGCCGCCAAAGCCCGCCGAGCAACCACCGCCCACTACAACGCCACCCGGCACGTCAAAGCCGCCTGAGCCAGCGCCGCAAACGGCCACGGCCAGTTATGAAGATGGCATCAAGGCCGAGCGCGCACGCATTGCCGCGCTGCAAGGCTACGACCGCAAGGCAACGCACGAGATTGTCGTGAAAGCGATCGCTGAAGGCAAAACGTTGGCCGACGTTATGCCTGAGCTTTTTGCCGCGATGGAAAAGGCAGGCCAGCAGCAGCAACGCCGCGAAGATGGCTCTGCGCTCAACACAATCGAAGGCGGCGATCCGACCGCAGGCAGCGGCAAAGAAACAGATTTTGGCACAAGGCTCGTTGCAGCAATCGACAGGCAGCTGGAAGCAAAGCGCAGCCTGTTTCCGCTGCAGCACAAGACTGCCAGCCGCAACTGAACTTCAACAACAAACAAAACCCGAAAGGAAAAATTAAGCAGTATGAAAACGATGATCTCACGCATCAAATGGGCGATTGCGTGCGCCGTTGCGCCGCTAATCGTTGCACTTTACCGGCTTGGAAAGCCACGCGGCGTTGAAGTTTACGGCGCAATCTCTGGAACAACGTTCCTGCCTGTGCCGTTGCTCAGCCACGACGACGATCCAAACCTGAAAATCGTCCGCATGCCTTATGCGGCAGCTGGCGGCGCGGCGCTGTCAACAATCAAGCCCGGCTATTTGGTCAAGTTTGATGCCGCGCGCGCCAATGTGAACCCTGCGTTAACGGCAGACGATGCCGTGCTGGAAGGCGTAGTGCTGGACGTGCCAAACGACGTCGCGAACCCCGGCGACACAACCGTTGGCGTTGCCTTATCAGGCTCGTTTGACAAGAACACGATCAAATACAGTGACGGCTCGTCACCGATCAGTGCCGCAGGCCAAAAGCGCCTGCGTGAAGTTCAAATCTATTTGGACACTGCCGTTGTCGGCGGTGCCTTTGCGCCCTAACTGCAGCAACAACTAACCCGGAGAACACACAGCCATGTTAAATCCAGCCTATGAAACCAAAACGATGTTGGAGCCCTTCAAGCAGGGCCCGCTCGTGCCAACGTTCCTGCGCGACACTTTTTTTGGATCGCGCGAGTATCCACAAACGCCACTGATCGAATTCGACTTCAGGCGCGGCCGTCGCAAGATGGCTCCGTTTGTTGCGCCGCTTGTTGGCGGCAAGCTCATGGAGCGGCAGGGCTTTGAAACCCGCTACTTTAGAGCGCCACGCATTGCGCCTGTGCGCGCACTACGCACGCCGGATTTGGAAGCGCGCATGATGGGTGAAACAATTTACTCGCAGCGCAGCCCGGCAGATCGCGCTGCGGAGTTGCTGGCCGAAGATGCAATCTTTTGCGATGAGGCCATTACGCGGCGCGAAGAGTGGATGTGCCGCAACGTGCTTGTAAACGGCGCAATTACGGTAACCGCCGATACTGGCTACCAGATGGTCATTGACTACACGCAGTCCAGTGCAGGCGCGGCCGTCAATCACTACGTGCCTGCCGTAAAGTGGGACGTTGCAAGTGGCAGCGATCCGCTGGCCGACTTGGAAGCAGCGCGGCTGGCAACGATTAAGGACAGCGGCATTGCGCCTAACGTGGCGCTGATGGGTGTAAACGCCGCCAAAGTGTTCATCCGCAACCCGCAAGTGGCTGCATTGCTCAACAAGCTGCAATACAGCATCGCAACAATCCAGCCAGTTATCCAAGCGCCGAACGTGGTGCTAATTGGCCAAGTGCCCGGCATGCAGGTGTTTGAATATGCCGATTACTTTGAGGATGACGTTGGCAACATTTTCCCGATGCTGCCGGACAACTTCGTGATGCTGCTCAGCACAAACACGCCAAACAAAATTGTTTACGGCGCGTTCACGCAGCTTGAGGATGCAAAGGCCAAGCGCTTTGTTACTTACACGGAGCCGCGCATCCCGTTTGTTTACGGCGACGAAGAAGGCGGCGCGCTTTATTACAGGCTCACCAGTTGCCCGTTGCCAATGCCTGCGGACATCCTTGGCTTCCGCATCATTGAGGCGCTGGCGCTTACGTATCCAGCGATGGTTCAAGGCGACGCCGTGCTTAACTCGCTCACTGGCGAAATTACTGGCGACGCTGAGGAAGCCGCAAAGCTTACGGCAGAAGCCGCAGCCGCTGCAGACGAAGCGAAGAAAAAGGATTCCAGTGCCAACTGGCCTGATGATCCGAACAAGCCAAAACCGCTTGCTGCTAAAGGCAAAAACAACAGCGGCGGCAAAGGCGGCAACGCTGGCGCTGGCGACAGCGATCTGGAAGGCCACACGGTTGAGCAGCTGAAGGAAATCGCTGCGCAGGAAAACGTTGACTTGCCAAATGACGCGCGCAAGCACGACATCATCAAGGCCATCGAGAAAAACAGGAAGCAGCAAAACAAGTAAGCAGCCACGCAGTTTGAGCAGCCGAGTTAAAACGCATGAGTTTGCGCGATGAGTTCGCACCTGATCTGGCAAACGTGTTTGAAAACACGGATGAGTTTGCCACAGTGCGCGAATTCAGAACGTATGACGGCCAAGGCGGCTTCAAAATCTTTAACGCACCCGTTGTGTGGGATGAGGAGCAGGCCAAGCGGCAGCCAACAGTGGCTGTGCATGGCATTTACCTTGGCAGCGTGATTTGCTTCATGGAGCACAAGTATTTGCCACGGATGCCGTTGGCAGGTGAGTTGATATATTCGCCTGCCAACGTGCCGTGGGAAATCTTGGACGTAACGGCTGAGGAGAGCTGCTACAAGCTGGCGCTTACGGCTTACAGATCGCAGCCGGGCAAATATCCACAGGCGGTGGCGGCATGATTACGATTGATCCACGCGAACTAAAAAAGCTGGAGAAGGTTCTGCGCAACATTCACAACGGCCTGCCGCGTGTGCTTGTGCCAGCCATTAACCGCACACTATCCAGCGGCCAAACAACGTTGCGCCGTGAGATCCGCAAAATCTACACGATAAAACAAAAGGATATTCCAACTAAGGTGCGGCGCGCCAATTACAGCACGCTGGCTGGCGAGATCCGCGTTGAGCAAGGCATGCTCGGCGCAGACAAGTTCATTTACAGGCCGCACGCGCCAACTGCGCGTCGCAGGCCGCTGTTTGTGCAGATCAAAAAGGGCGGCGGCGGTTACGTTAAGCAGGGTTTCGTCTCCAGCGGCCTGTCCGGTCCCTATCAACGGCGCAGTGGCGCTGGCCGTTTGCCGATTAGAAAAGTGATCGCCATTGGCGCACCCATCATGGCAAGCCAACCGTCCGTCGGGCCCGCCGTAAACGAAACGATGGCTAACACACTGGCAAAACGTTTAGACCACGAAATCAAACGGCTGCTGGACAAGGCAGCCACAAACAACACGTGAAAGGAAACGCACAATGAGCCTGCTTGTTATTGTTTACTGGATATTGCTGCTGCTGATGCTGATCAGCATTTTCGTGTCGCCAGCGTGGGCGTGGTATCCGCGCACAAACTCGATTGTCACG